GCAGCGTTATCAAGACGCAAAGTGGATTGCACCTGCAGCGCAGTTTGTTGATCCGCAGAAAGAAGCGGCTGCGTACAAGGACATGATCCGATCTGGGATTATGACACTTTCGCAAGTGGTTGCATTGCATGGTGGTGATTTTGAGGACCAAATGCGGCAACGGCAGCATGAACTTGCCGTGGCAGACGAACTGGGAATTGTCCTCGACACGGATCCATCGCAAGTCTCAAACAATGGCGTCAGTCAGCCATTGCCTGTTGCGCCAACAGAGCATCCAGCAGACCATGGTGATGAGCCAGAAATAGAGGACATCAACTAATGGCTAAGGTCGGCGACAAAACAATTGATCTATCCCCTACTGAAGGGATGAAATCCGAGGCGCGGCGATATCGCGCATGGAAGCAGGAGGGTCGCCCAGGTGGCACCAGCGTTGCCGCAAGCCGCGCTACTCAAATCTTGAGCGGCGATGAGTTAAGCCCCGAAACCGTAATCACCATGGCTGCATGGTTTGCACGCCATGAGGTCGACAAACAAGGCAAAGGCTTTCGCCCTGATAGTGATGACTATCCCTCGCCTGGTCGCGTAGCATGGGCGGCATGGGGCGGTGACTCCGGTCAATCTTGGAGCAACATGAAATCCAAAGCCATCAAAAAAGCACGTGAGCGTGCCCTAGATGAATTAACGGATGAACGCCCCTACCCAAATGAGCACGCTGCTCGTTTAACTGATCCCGGTCAATATGACCGCATTCGACGCGTCAACGATGAATTCGGTGCTGGCATCGATGCCATCTATGGTGTTAAAAATGAAACGTCAGAGTTGCAAGCCATTCGTTTTGATGCTGACCGTTTCACGGCTGCAGAAGCCCGCGATTGGTTGTCCGATCACGATTACGATCCCATGGAATTCGAAGAAGCTACCGGTGAACGCAGCATGAATCGTGCTGCTCCTGACGGTGTGAAGGTTGGCGATTTTGTCGAGTGGGACAGCAGCGGCGGCACAGCACGTGGCAAAATCACGCGCATTTCTCGCAGTGGCGTCATCAACGTTCCCGACTCTTCGTTTACAATTAATGCATCAGAAGAAGATCCTGCTGCATTGATTCGCGTGTATCGCAAAGATGGCGACAGCTACGAGGCAACTGATCGCGTCGTAGGTCACAGGCTTTCTGAACTACGCAAGATTGCAGCACTGCGTTTCTTTGAAGGCGAGACACAAAAGCGTGGTGTCACAACAGAATTCCGCACTGAGGCTGACGACAGGACACTGGAGTTTCCGTTTGCTAGCGAGAAACCAGTAGAGCGTTATTACGGCATGGAAGTGCTGAAGATGGATGAAAGGTCAATGGACCTGAGTCGCCTTAATGATGGAGCACCGCTTTTGTATCAGCATGATGCTGATCGGATTGTTGGCGTGGTACAGAAGGCATACATTAAGAACAAGCGTGCTTATGCACGTGTAAAACTCGCAAACAATGAACTTGGGCGCGAGATGCAAGAGCTGATCAAGGATGGCATCATCCGTAACGTCAGCTTTGGTTATAAAATTACCGACATGGAGACCGATGAGACCACTTCACCAGTGACTTATCGGGCAACTAAATTCCAGCCCTTCGAATTGAGCCTGGTCACAGTGCCTGCAGACGAAACGGTTGGAATTGGACGCGCCTTCTCTCATAATGAAGGCGTCAATACGGCGTCAGCCGTGGAAACAAACCCCAACGGAGTATTCACCGTGGATCAACACCTCAACGTTGAGGCTATCCGCGCTGAGGCTGTACAAGCCAAGGCGAAGGAAGCAGCCGAAATGATCGCTCTTGGTCAACGCACCAAGAATATGGATCTGGCTCAGGAGTTCATTGCTAACTCCCGCAGCCTTGACGAACTGCGTTCTGCCCTTCTTGAAAAGATGGGTGTTCAGGAAAAACCCCTGAATCCAAAGGATGCTGAGATTGGCATGAGCGAGAAAGAGAGGCGTGACTTCTCCTTCATTCGCGCCATCAACGCCTTGGCACATCCCAATAGCCAAGAAGCTCAGCGTGCTGCTGGTTTTGAACTTGAAGTCAGCCGTGCTGCTCAGCAGAAGTCTGGCAAGGAAGCCCGTGGCATCCTGATCCCTGCTGACGTGCTGGGTTATGGTCGTCGCGATCTGACTGTCGGCTCTGCTTCTGCTGGCGGTGATCTGGTTGCTACTGATCTGATGAGCGATAGCTTCATCGATCTGCTCCGCAAGGCTCTTGTGTTGCAGACTGCTGGTGCAACTGTGATGACCGGTTTGCAGGGCATGTGCGCTCTGCCGCGTCAGTCTGGTGGTGCGACTGTGTACCACGTGGCTGAGTCTTCCTCAATCACTGAGTCGCAACTCACCGTTGATCAGGTGACGATGCAGCCTCGTACCCTTGGTGCGTTGACTGATTACAGCCGTCGCCTGCTGCTGCAATCCAGCATTGACGTTGAAAACCTTGTTCGTCGTGACTTGGCTCAGCAGATTGCTATTGAGGTTGAAAACCAAGCAATGAACGGTACTGGTACTGGTTCTTATCCGCTTGGCTTCTTGAACGTCACTGGCATCAACACTGAGTCTGGCGTTGTAGCTTTCAGCGACTATGTCAATGCTGAGGCAAAACTGAGCACCAGTAATGCCTTGCTTGGCACTCTGGGTTATCTGATGAACTCCACCTTGCGTGGGACTTTGAAGGTGACCGAGAAGTCTGCTTCTGGCACTAACGCCAACTTCATCTACGAGGCGAACAACACCATTAATGGTTACTCGGCTTATGTGTCCAACTCCATGCCGAACAACACAGCGGTGTTCGCTAACTTCAGCGACATCCTGATCGGCTTCTGGAGCGGTCTGGACATCATGGTTGACCCTTACACCGGCTCTGCCTCTGGCACAGTGCGTGTGGTTGCCATGCAGGACTATGACGTGGCTGTCCGTCATCCTGAGTCCATCTGCAAACTGTCCTGATAACGAGGAGCGGAATGCGCATCCAAATGCTTCGCGGCACCATCGTTGACCTCAAAGAGGTAAAGATTGGTGACATTGTCGAGACTGACAAAAGATCTGCACTTTTGTTGATCGGCATACAGGCAGCGTTGCCCGCTCCACTTATTCAGGAAGTGGTTGTAACGGCTGAAGAAGAGCCGCAAACTGTACAAAGCACACCCGCTCCCAAACGGAGAAAGACCAATGCTGCACAATCTGGGGTCCAAGACCTACATCGGTAGCCTGCTTGGCGCTGATTCTCGCTCTGCAACTGCAAACGGCACCGGTTTTGACCTGCAAGGGTCTAACGATGCTGAAGGTGAAGCCATTGTCATCCTCGACTCCGAGGCTGGTTCTGGCACCTCTCCTACCCTGAATGTCAAACTTCAGGATTCTGCTGATAACTCAACCTTTGCAGACATCACTGGTGCCACTTTCACTGAAGTGACCAGTGCTGCTGCTGGTTTTCAAAAGATCAGCATCAACACAAATGACGTGCGCCGTTATGTGCGTGCTGTCGGCACCCTTGGTGGCACCTCTCCGGTGTTTGTGTATGCCGTCTCGCTGGTTTACAGCAAGAAATACGGCAACTGATCCTGATGGCGATTTCTGAGACGCTGGCATTTTTGAATACCAACGAGTTTGGCGTCACTTGCCAAATTGGTGCTGGTGCAAGCTTTGTTGGCATATTGGATTCGCCAATGGAGGTGTTGGCGGGCGGCATGGCTCTGTCTCGGGAGTATTTGCTTTACGCAAAAACTTCAGATGTCAGCGCCACCGTCCGCGGCACTGCAATCACTGTTGACTCAGTGTCTTACACAGTGCGTGAAAATCGCCCTGTTGATGATGGTCTTTTTTCTGAGCTGTTGTTGAGCAAGGTCTGATGGCTGATACACGCCGTGAATTGATCTTGGCTCGCATCAAAACCAACCTTGACAGTATTTCTGGCGCAACCGTTTACAGAAGCCGTGTGGAGCCTCTTGCGCGTGGTGAGGTGCCTGCAGTCATTGTTGAACCAGTCAACGATCAACCTGTTGATACAAACTTTTTTAACAAGTTGGATTGGACTTTGCGTGTACGCATAACAACGCTTGTGCGTGCAGCTATACCAGACGACGATTCTGATACCTACACACAGCAGGTGCATGCAAAGCTGATGGCGGATCAAACCGTCAATGGTTATGCACTTGACCTGACGCCTGACCGGACGGACTTCAGTTTGTACGAAGCTGATGTTCCGCTCGGTATTATTAGCCAAGACTTCCTTGTGCGTTATCGCACGAGTAGGACTTCACTTACTACCGCGTGAGACCATGGCTAAGATTGAAAAGCAAGTTCCCAATCCCGGAGTGGGCGGCAGTTATCTGTTTGACCCCAAGTCTGGGCAGCTTACACTGATCACAGAATCCGCCGCTCCTACCTCAAATGGCACTGACCCGGAAGAAGTTTCTGATCGCGAAGATTGAGTCAACTTATGGCACCGATCCTTCGCCTGTTGGTGGAAGTGATGCCGTCCAAGTAACCAATCTGGAAATCACCCCGATTGAGTCTGACAATGTTCAGGCTGCGGCTCATCAAGGGTTTTTGGGCAATAGCACCCGTGGAACCCTGGTAGCTAACAAGCGTGTCAGCGTGACATTTGATGTTGAGCTTGGCGGCTCAGGCACTGCAGGCACTGCACCAGCTTTTGGTCCGCTGCTCAAGTCATGCGGTCTGTCAGAAACAATTGTCTCAAGCACAAGCGTGACCTACGCGCCTGTTAGCAGCAGCTTTAGCTCTGCCACTATTTATTGTTTTTACGATGACACCCGCCACAAAATTACTGGCGCACGTGGCACCGTCAGCTTCAACCTTACCTCTGGGCAGTTTGCAACAGCCAGTTTCCAATTCATTGGCATTTACAATGCACCTGATGGCACTGCACTAAGCGGCAGCTTCACCGTTGCCAACCAAGCCGCAGCCATTGAGGTAAACGACACTAATGTGACGACTGCCACCTTTCACGGTGTAACCAGCAGCCGCATTGAGTCGATTGACTTGGCTTTAAACAACGAGCTGCTGTACAAAGAGACCGCCTCAAACAAAGAGGTTCTCATTACTAACCGCGCTCCTGGAGGCACCTGCGTGCTTGAGGCTCCTGCGATTGGCACCACCGACTTCTTCGCTAAGGCTGTCGCGGTCGCCACTGGCAGCACCAGTCTTGTGCTCGGCGCTACTGCTGGGAACATTGTCACGATGAACGCTGCCCAGACCGATATCACTGGTTGCAGCTATGGTGATACCAATGGAGTAATCTCCCTGTCGATGCCGTTCTTGGCTCTGCCTACGACGGCTGGCAACAACGAGATGTCTCTAGTCTTCACCTGATCGCGCATGGCTTTTGTCCTCAAGAAGACCGCTTCCTATAAGTGGGAAGTCAAGGTTGAAATTCCAGTTGATGGAAATCGCTTTGAGACCCAAACGTTTGAGGCGGTCTTCAAGAAGATGAGTCGCTCGGCTTTCAACGATCTTATTGACAAGGGTGATGACGCTCTTGTTGATGGGATCCTTGAAGGCTGGGAAGGCATTAAGGACGAAGAGGGCAAGGATGTGCCGTTTACACAGAAGAACAAAAAAGAACTGTGTGATGACCCGTATGTAATGAAGGCGTTGATTCAGGCATATGCCGACAGCGTGACTGGAGCGCCAGCAAAAAACTAAAAGCCGCCGCCGAGTATTGGGCAAAGGGCGGCGTTGTTGACGAGCGCGAGGCTGACCTCAAAGCTTTAGGTGCAAGCCCTGAGCAGATCGCTGCAGCACTGGCAAACAACAAGCCAAACGACTGCGAAGTTTGGGAGGAGAACTGGGACATCGTGCTCATGTTTATCCGTATGTCTACGCAGTGGCACACAAGTATGGCTGGGTTGACCGGAATGAACTACCCGAGCTTGCAATGGCTATGTAAGCTGTATGCAGTCAAAGATCCTGTCGCCATATTTGAAGGCGTCCAGGTCATGGAAATGGCTGCCCTTGCCGTTTTGAATGCGAGCCGCAAATGAGCCAAGTCACTGAACTGCTTGTACGCATTAGGCAGCAAGGTGACGATCAACTCGTCAAGCTGCAGAACACCTTCAAGACGCTTGGACAGCAGACTGCGGCAGCAAATGTAAATTTTAAAGAACTGGCGCAGGAACTCAAAAAAGTACAGGCAGGTTCAGCGCAAAGCATTAATAATCTCAAAGGTTACGCATCTGCTTGGCGTGAAATTGCTAATAGCGTTGATACAACATCGGATGAGTTTCGTATCGCCCGCCAAGAAGCTGATGCTCTGGATGCAAAGTTAAACGGTTTTCAGAACAATCAAAAGGCAGTTGCTAATAATTTTCGAAACATTGCAACTGCCGCCAATCAAGCTTCTGCAGCAATTAGAACAACGAATGGCTTGATTCGTGATCCACTAACAGGAGCATATCGCGGAACGCCTGGAGCCACACAATATGTCGCTCCAATTGGTCCTGTAGCACCACCTGATTATGCGGGTCGGATTGCTCAACAACAACGCGAGGCAAATCAACAAACGGCACGTGATGCAAGACGGCGAGAAAAGCTAGAACAACGTGCTGCTTATGGAGGAGAAGTATTAGGCACACGTGATCCACGTACTGGTGCTTTGATAGCTGGTGGTTTTGGTCCTTTTCAAAATGTTGGCACCGCATTTCCAAGACCCATTGGACCTGTTCAACCATCTCCCATACGTCGTGCCACCGCATTTTTGCCAGGAATAGCAAGAACAGCCGGTGCTGTTTCTGCCGCAGGGATTTTTGGTGGATTTGAAGGCTTGGCTGGTGCTGGTATTGGCGCTGCATTTGGCGGTCCATTGGGAGCCGCTACTGGCGGTGCCATTGGTGCTCAAGTTGGGATGGCAAGGCAAGCTCTTGGTGGGGCAGCTACTTACACGGCAAATATTAATAAGCAACGGACTGCACTTGCTGGTCTTACCAAGAGTTATGGTGAATATCGGAGTGCACTAAAACAGGTAGAAGGTCTTTCTACTCAATTTGCAATTCCGCAGGAGATTGTTACTCGTCAATTCACCAAGCTTGCTGCATCTGTCATCGGCGCTGGCGGCACTCTTAAAGATGCTGAGAAAGCATTCCGTGGTGTTGCGGCTGGTGTACGTGGTACTGGTGGAAGCCTTCAAGATCTTGATTCTGCGTTGACTGCTACTGCGCAGGTGTTCAGCAAGGGCAAGGTATCTGCAGAAGAACTTCGTCAGCAAATTGGCGAACGTTTGCCTGGCGCATTTACTTTGTTTGCGCAGTCGTTAAACATGACGCCTGCTGAACTTGATAAAGCTCTGGAAGACGGCAAGGTTACTCTGCAAGACTTTATGAAGTTTTCAGATAAACTATTCCAGCAATTTGGCAAATCTTCTGAGGCTATTGTTAATAGCCCTGCCGCTGCTGGAGACAGGCTACAACTGCAGTTGTCTAAATTGCAAGAAAACATTGGCAGACTGCTTGCACCTATTGGCGCTGCTTTCCAAAATACTTTTGCCGGTATTGTCGTTGCAATTAACCAGGCAATTAGTGCTCTAGTTCGCTTCTTCAATCTAAATGCTGCTGACAGGGTTGAGGAGTATGCAAAAGAAGTTAACCGCCTCGAAACAGCAGAGGCTAAGGCTACCGGTCAAGCGAAAATGAGACTTGGAACCCAGTTGTCTACTGCTCGCGGCAGATTAAAACTTGCTCAAGATCAACGAAAGTTGCAAATGGCTGGGGCGGGCACGGGCGCTAAGCCTGATGGTTTGCCTGGTGCCGAAACAGGTGCTGGCAGTGAGGCAAAAACCAAGAAAGCAAAAGAAGCTGTTGAAATTAGCAAAAAAGAAGCAGCTTTGCGTGTACAGATTTCTCTTGCAAGACGCCAAGAAGATGAACTGACTGCAGATTATCTGACAAAGGAATTAAAAATTCTTAACATCAACGAAGAACTAAGAACGAATAAAATTGGCGCCCTTAATGCAGATACCCAGAGAACGGAGGCGTCAGATGAATACACCAGAAGCCTTAATAAACAAAGAGATGCAATGGTTGATCTTTTGTTTGCTGTAGAAAAGAGCAGAAAAGATGAAAAAAATCAACTAGAAGACATTGCCGTTCAATATGGAATAATCAACGCAAAACAAGCAGAGCAGCTTAACTTTGATCGGCAAATTAATGAGTTGGTTGAAAAAAGACAGTACTCTTTAAACAAAGAAAAAATTGACGAACTAATTGGAAAACTCAAAGAATTAAAAGAGATAGCCAAAACTTTTGGCGGACAAGTTGCAAAATCTTTTGCTGAAGTTGTTCGTTCGTCTGGTGATCTTGCGGCAAACCTTGGTCAAACTCTGGGCAATGCTTTTCTTGGTCTTGGCGATGTATTGACTGAATTTGTCACCACTGGCAAGGCAAGCTTTGCTGATTTCGCTCGTTCCGTATTGGCTGACATGAGCAGAATCCTGATTCAATTTGCAATGTTCCAAACCTTGAAATCAATTGTGCCGGGTGGTAGCGCACTTGGTAAGTTTCTTGGTTTTGCAAACGGTGGCATCATGACTGCCAATGGTCCGCTTGATTTAAAGCGTTACGCCGCTGGTGGTATCGCTTCTAGCCCGCAGCTTGCCATGTTTGGTGAAGGCAGCCGCCCTGAAGCCTATGTGCCTCTTCCTGACGGTCGCAGCATCCCTGTAACGATGCGTGGTGGTGGCGGTGGCAATGTCACCGTGAATGTGGATGCAAGCGGCAGCAGCGTTGAAGGCGATGGTCCGAAAGCAAATATGCTTGGTAAGGCAATTGGCATTGCTGTACAGCAAGAACTCGTTAAACAAAAACGCCCTGGAGGCTTGTTGGCGTAATGGCTACTTTTAATGATGCAACTGTTGGCACCAGCGCAGGCGGTACAACGCCCAACTTTGGTGCAGTGCGTAAAAGTCAACCTGTTGTGCGCAAAGTGCAGTTTGGTGACGGATATGAACAACGTTTGACATACGGATTGAATCAAAATCCACGTGTTTGGGATCTAACTTGGACTGCAAAAGACAGCACTGATGCAGATGCTATTGAAGCATTTTTCGACGCACGCGCTGCTGACAACGCAAGCTTTGATTGGACGCCACTAGACGAAGCAACTGCCTATAAATGGGTTGTTGAAAGTTGGTCGCGTGATTTCCAA